GGTCATGTTGGAGTTCTTGTAGATGCACCTGCTGCTGGACAATCTGGCAGACCTTACTGGATCACCTACACACCTCGTCAGATTTTGGGATGGAGGTCAGAGATGTCTGAAGGTAAGTTAAAACTTACGCAGCTTAGATTATTAGAAAAGGTATTTGAACCCGAAGGCTTGTATGGAGAGAAGATTGTAGAGCAGGTCAGATTACTAACCCCTGGTGCTTATGAAATTCATAGAAAAGGTAAAAACAATGAGTATGGAAAGTTTGATGAAGGAACAATGAGTTTACCAGAGATACCTTTTGCTGTTGCTTATTCAAATAAAATTAATTTTCTAGAGTCACGACCACCGATGGCTGACATTGCGGAATTAAATCTAAAATCTTATCAATTACAATCAGATCTCTCAAACCAGTTGCATATATCAAGTGTGCCAATGTTGGCATTTTTTGGCTTTCCTCAGAATAGTGAAGAGGTAAGTGCTGGCCCAGGTGAAGCGATTGCATTTCCAGCAGAAGGCAGAGCCGAGTATATTGAGCCTAATGGTAATAGTTTTAATGCACAGTTTGAACAGATTGATCGTGTAGAAAAACAAATTAATGAATTAGGTTTGGCAAGTATTCTTGGTCAGAAGTTAAGTGCAGAAACAGCAGAATCAAAAAGAATAGATAGAAGTCAGGGTGACAGCACGATGATGGTTATTGCTCAACAGATGCAAGATATGATTGATAATTGCTTACAGTTTCATGGACAGTACCTTGGTAGTGATGGTGGTAGTTGTTTTGTTAATAGAGATTTTGTTGCACAAAGATTAGAACCACAAGAGATACAATCATTGTTGCAGCTTTATACGGCAGGTACGATAACACAAGAAACATTACTCAAACAATTACATGAGGGTGAAATATTACCTGACGAATTTGATATTGAAGAAGAGATAGAAGCAACAGAATCTGGTGGTTTAAGAGAGATGTCAGAACCTATTGAACAGGCAGAAGAATCTATGCCCGAACAGTCAGCAGAACCAGAAGATGAATAATGTCGATACCTGAAAAGTTTTATCGCAATCAAATCGACCTTAATAGATATGAAAATGATTTAGCAGCAAGGTTGATTGATACCTATAACAAGATTATGGTAGATGCTGCACAGCGTCTACAAAAAATACCGATTGGTGATGGATTAGATAAAACTAGAGCGATTAGATTAAAAAGTATTTTAAAACAAGTAAAGACAGATCTAGACAGATGGAGAGACAGCAGCCTTGGAATTATGGTGAAAGAACTTAAAGATGTTGCTGATATACAAAAAGATTTTATTGAGGGGTTACTTGAAGATATTGCACCACCTGAGTTGGCTGGTCAGATTAATGCTTTACAGATAGATCCTGATTTTGTAGATAGGTTGATACGATTTGACCCTACGAAAAACAATCAGATTGGTTTACCAAGAGGAAAAGTTTTTGATGTTTTTAAAGATACTACAAGCATGCAAGCAGTGCAAACCAGATTTGCTTTGACGGCTAATGTAGGAAAAGAAATAGTATTACCTAATGGTGATGTTGTGGCAAAAGCATTTCGTGGCCTTACAGAAAGAACAGCAGATAGATTTGCTCACACTGTTAGGCAAGGATTATTGGAAGGTAAAAGTTTACAAAGAATACAAAGAGAATTGATCGGAACATTAGATTTTAACCCTAGATCAAAAGGTGGAGTTGTTACATCTTTAAGTAACGCCCAAACAAAAACACTTGTTAAAACAACAGTAAATCAATTAAGCACTGAAATTAGTAGAAAAAGTTATCAAATTAATTCAAAAATTGTAAAAAGGTGGGAATATTCTGCGGTGCATGATCAAAAAACATCTGCAATCTGTAGAGCACTAGACGGCAAAAGATATAAAGTTGGTGAAGGGCCATACCCACCACAGCATTTTAATTGCAGGTCTGTTGATATACCGATACCAATTGGACCTGTAACTGGTAAAGAATTTGTGCCCGATGGTGAAACTTATGGTCAATGGTTTGATAAAAAAGTAGCAGAATTAAACAAGAAGGGTGATGATAAAGGTACAGTTTATGGACAAAAAGTATTAGGAAAACAAGGATTTAGTATGTATAAAAGATTAAGAAGTAAATACAATTCACCAACTGAAGCAATGCGTAAATTTATAAAAAATGACGGTTCAAGAAGAACAATAAATCAATTAATGGCTATATATAAGAAAAAATAGTAAAATTTATTTAGTTTCTATAAAAACAAATGCCTGGAATGTATGGTTCAATGAAACCTAAAACAAAAAAGAAAAAGAAAAAAGGAGGTAAAAAGTAATGGCTAAAACATTAGCAGAAAGATTGTCTGAGGCAAAGAAAGCCGTAAAACCTACAAAACAAAAGACAAATGCCAAAGCAGAGAAAAGTACCGAAGGATAAAAAAACTGGTGTACCCAAAAAATATTTAAGTGGTGCAAAAAATAGAAGTGCTAAAGCTGCTGAAATAAAAAGAACTGCTGAAGCGTACAGAAAAGGAGAGTATATTGATATAAAAGCTATACAAAAATCAAGAGCCGCCCAAGATGGTAAAAGCAAAACCAAAAAGAAAACCTCTAAGCGAGGCCGTAAGAAAAAGTCTTAAGAAAAAAGCAGAAGGCACTAAGTTTACTTACGGTCAATTAGCTGCTGTTTATAGAAGAGGGCAGGGTGCTTATCTTAGCAGTGGGTCAAGAAATGTAACAATGGGTGCGTGGGCTATGGGTCGTGTTAATAGCTTTGTAAGTGGAAAGGGAGGAGCAAGAACTGCGGATGCTGATTTACTGAAAAAGAAAAAATGAAACTAACTACCAGACAAAAAAACACCCTTAAGAAGCATCAAGAGACACATGGGCATACAAAGGCCCATATGGAATATATGAAACGTAAAATGAGAGAAGGCATGAGTTTTACACAGGCTCATAGAATGGCAATGAGTAAAAAGGGTAAATGACAAAAGATTCAAGAATAAAAAGGTTTAATTTATCTGGTTTTAATAAACCCAAAAGAACACCATCACACCCAACAAAGTCTCATGTTGTTTTAGCAAAAGAAGGTGACAAAATAAAATTAATTAGATTTGGTATGCAAGGAGCAAAAAACAAACCACCTAGGCAAGGTGAGTCTGATGCAGATAAATCAAAAAGACGCAGCTTTAAAGCGAGACACGCAAAAAATATTGCAAAAGGCAAAATGTCAGCAGCTTTTTGGGCTAATAAAGTCAAATGGTCATAATTCTGATATATTTATTAAAAAAGCTACGCTTTATTTATGTCTGAAGAAACAAAAGAGGTGGCTACGCCCCCAGTAGCAGCACCTAATGCTGAAGTTGAAGCATTAAAAGAATCAGTTAAAAAATTAGAGGCTAAAAATTACGAACTGATAGGTAAGCTGCAAAACCAAAAAAAGGCAGTGCCTGATGATTATGACAATCTTCTTGCTTATAAACAAAAGCATGAACAGGAAGAATTAGAAAAAGAAGGTAAATATACAGAAGCAAAACAAGCAATGGAACAACAGTATCGTGATAGATCTGCTGAAGATAAAAAACGTATTGAAGAACTGGAGTCAAGAAACAGAGAACTTGAATTGATTGCACCAGCAATACAAGCATTATCTGAAGTTACTCATGATCCAGAACTTGTCTTAAATAACTTTGTACCAAAAGAACAGATACAGATTAAAGAAGGCAGACCAGTTGTAATTGATGGTTATGAACAACTCCCTGTGGCAGATTATGTTAAAAATAAACTAGAAAAAGAAAAGCCTTATTTGTTAAAAAAAGCACCAGCCGTTGGTGGCGGAGCACCTATTTCAAGACCATCTGGAGGAGGTGAAGTGACCGAAGAAATGATTAAGCCATTTCTTAAAAATTCAGAAAATCTTACTGAACAGTCAAGAATCTTTAAGGTTTATGGTGAAGATACATGGAAAAAGTTGCGAAATATTGCAGAATCTCGCTAGAATATTAATTAAATTCTGTTACGCAGAATAAATATTTAGGGTTACGCCCACCGCTTAAAAAATTATTAAAAAAACACATGGCTGTTTTAAGGAGTGACATTATCATTCCAGAGGTATTTACACCATATGTTATAGAGCAAACTACTGCTAGAGATTCATTTCTTGCGAGCGGTGTGGTTGCACCTATGGCAGAATTAAATGCAACTGAGGGTGGTGATTTCGTAAATGTACCTTTTTTCTCTGCAAATTTAAGTGGAGATTTTGAAGTACTTTCAGATTCAAGTTCATTAACACCAGGTAAGATTTCTACTGATAAACAGGTGGGAGTTATCTTACATCGTGGTCGTGCATTTGAATCTCGTGATTTAGCTGCATTAGCGGCTGGTTCCGACCCTATGGCTGCAATCGGTCAAAAGATCGGAGCATATATTGCAAACCAAAGACAAAAAGACTTACTTGCATGTCTTGATGGAGTATTTGGCTCAATTAATGCAAACGATAGTAATTCTGCTTTCTTTGGATTGACAATTGATTCTGAATCAGGTGATACACCAACAGGTTTATCTCCAAAGCACGTTGCAAAAGCAAGGTCAATTCTTGGCGATCAAGGTGACAAGCTAACAGCAGTTTGTATGCACAGCAAAGTTTACTATGATCTCGTTGAGAGAAAGATGGTTGATTATGTTCTTGCGTCAGATGGCAATGGTGGTTCTGCTACTGCATCAGGTGGTACTATTGCCCCTGCATATGCTGGTGGAAATGATACAGTTCCCACATACTGTGGACTAAGAGTTATTGTTTCAGATGACGTTTCTACCACAGGTAGCGGATCATCAACTGAGTACAGTACTTATTTCTTTACAGCAGGTGCAGTTGCTAGTGGAGAGCAAGCTGGTTTAACAACTGAGACAGATAGAGACATTCTAGCTAAATCAGATGCTATGGCTATTGACCTTCATTACACATATCATCCTGTAGGTTCTAAATGGGCTGTTACAACAACAAATCCAAACAGAACTCAACTTGCAACTGTAGGTAACTGGTCGAAAGTTTATGAAACTAAGAACATAGGCATCGTCAGGGCAACTAACGTAAGCACACAAGATTAAGGGGAAATTATTATGCCATCTTTATTTGAGGTTAGTGCTGGTAAACTTACTGGGCCAACAACAGGTGGAACCGTAACACAGGCAACTAACAAATCCACAGGTGTAACTCTTAATACAGAGTCAGGACAAATCACCATGAACAATGCAGCTTTAGCTGCTGCTGCTGAAGTGACATTTACAGTAACAAACGATAAGATCGCTGCTACTGATTGTGTTGTTGTAAACCATGGTTCTGGCGGCACTGCTGGTTCTTATCTTTTAGGGGTTAGTACTATTGCTGCTGGATCATTTAAGGTAACAGTAACCAACGCATCTGCTGGCTCTTTAAGTGAAGCAATTGTCATCAACTTTGTTGCATTAAAAGGTGCTTCTAGTTAATGGGAATATTCGCTTTTAGACGAATGAGAGAGCAAGAGGCTACCAAAAAGGTAGCCCCTGTTCTTTTAACACCAAAGAAAAAACCAAAACGCAAGCCAAAATCTAATGGCAATAACAATTCACACAACAGTCGGAAGCAGCATAGCGAATAGTTATATCAGCCTTCAGGAAGCCCAAGATATTATTGATGGGTTAATTGAAGATGATGATGTAGTCGCATGGGCAAGTTCTACAACCGACCAAAAAAACAGAGCATTATTTACATCTACACAAAGAATAGATCGAGAGCGTTTTTTGGGGGCAAGGGTAACTGATACACAAGCATTACAATGGCCGAGAACTGGCGTTAGAAAACCCGATACATATATAAACACTTATTCTGTTGGTTTTCCTTTTCGTATCACCACAGATTATTACACAGATACAGAAGTTCCAGATCAAGTAAAAAAAGCAGAGGCTGTATTGGCGGTATATCTTAATAACAACAAATCAGGATTAGGTTTATCTGGTCTTGAGGATTTTAAAAGAGTAAAAGTAGGTACACTAGAAGCAGAGCCAAACTTTTTTGGTTCTGTTGGTGCTGATAGAGTACCACCACTGTTTGAACGCTATTTTACTGGCTTACGAATAAGTGGACCAGGAAACGTAGCAATTAAAAGGAGTTAAAATGACTTACTATCCAGCAGCAAAAATTATTAATGACACAGCAGCACACACTGGTCGTTTTGGCTGCATAAAAGCTTTACAAGACTCAGTTATCAATACTCTTGTAGCTGAAAATATAACAGGAGATTTAACTGACCTACAGTTCAAATCTAATACTGCAATCGAAGGAGTTATTACAAGTGTCAAACTTGATAGTGGTACTGTTATTGCATACTTGCTCTGATGCCAAGTTTAGGAAACGCACTAAAAAAAGCAGTTCCAGGGATATTAAAAGCCACTGGTAGTAATGTAGTAATAAGATTTGTAACAGTTGGAAGTTACAATACATCTACTGGTGCGGTTTCTGAAAGCAATACAGATGTTACTGTTAAGGCTTTAGTTGAAGATGTTTCTAGATCAGAGGTAAATGATCTTATTAACCAACAAGATAAACGTGTTTTATTTGCTGCTAAAGATGTCACCTCAACACCAACAACAAAAGATAAAGTCTTGATAAATAATGTCGTTCATCAAATAATACAGGTAGATTCAGAAGAGGCTGCTGGAGTTGCAGTTACTTTTACATTATTTGTGAGGTCATAATGGCTGTAAAAAAATTAAGACTAGATGGAATTGGCAACTACGCTGAAGATGTTATAGAAGAAGTTGTAGATTTTGGAGCAGCAAATCTTCTTGGCAAATTAAAAGGTCAAAATGTACCGATTGATGAGGGCATAATGAGAAACACTTGGAAAATTAGAAAAGTATCAAATCTAGAGTCTGATCTTATAAACAATTTAGAATATGCAGAACCAGTAACCTTTGGAACAAACCTACCACCAACATGGAAGAATGGTTATCAACTTACAACGGCAGAAGGCAAGGCAATTCCAAAAGATTGGGCAACAAGACTTATTGAACAAACTGAAAGAAATATGATGAAGGAACTTAGATCATTATGAATACAATCAACGAAATAAGAGCAGCGATAGAAGCAAGGCTTGCAACAGAAATGGCAAGTGCACCAGCATATACTGTTGCTTTTCAAAACGTGCCTTTTACACCACCAAATAACACAAGTTGGGTTCAGTCATCTATTACATTCGGCATACATGAATCTGCAACATTACAAGCACCTACAAGTGGATATAACAAACATAATGGCGAACTGATAGTTAATGTATTTACTCCTCAAGGTGTTGGATCTGGAGCTAATTATACGATTGCAGAACGTATAAAAGATTTATTTCATAGACAAACTGTTAGTCAAATCATTTTTGGTGATACAGTAGGACCAAGCCAAGTTTCACCTGCAAGCCCACAACCTTTTTTTCAGACTGAGTTGAGCTTTATATTTGAAGCATGGTTACAATAGAATAAAATCTGTTTTATTAAAAAAAAATGGCAACTGTATTATCTGGAACTAGCGGTGCATTGTATTACAAACCAGCAGGAACAAAATCAACTTTCAAACCTACTGATGTAACTATCGGAACTGAAACTATTACTGTAGGTACATTATTAAATTTTAAAGTTGGTGACACTGTAAAATTTTCTGTAGTAAATTCTCAAACAGGTGCATCAGGTACAGGAACTTTACCTGCTGGTCTAAATACTTCAGATACATTTTTTATTGCTTCATATACTGCTTCAACAGGTGCATTGACAGTTTCTGCTACTAATGGCGGTTCTGCTGTAAATATTACAGATGTAGGTACTGCTGTTTCACCTAATGTATTTCAAATTGCATTTTCTGATTTTTCACCTGTAGGTGAAGTGCAAAACTGGAGTTTTTCTATAGAAAGAGAACAGATAGATACAACAACAATAGGTCAGCAAGATAGTCAAACAGTACCTTTTAGAACATTTATTGCTGGCTTTGCAGATGGAGAAGGTACTGCCAGTGTTTTTGTTACAGATGAGGATTCTGCATTAGCCAATAGAATGGTTGAAGATGTTACACAAAGAAATCAAGTCGGAGCTTCATTTAAGTTATATACAGATAAAAAAGGAACAGAAGCTTTAAGTAGAAGTATTGAATTAGATGCGATGCTTTCTGGTGCAGAATTTAATGTAAATCCTGATGATGCACAATCAGTTGAGATTACATTTAAACCTACTAAAGCACCAACTTTTGACTTCAGCACAAGTAGTTGATAAGTTAAATTAGTTAAAATTTTTTATGGCAACCCCAAAACCCAGACTCTCTCCGCTTGAAAAATTAAAAAAAGCGGCAAATTTACAACCAATTAAAAGAGAAGTAGAACTTACAAATGGTGACATCTTTGAATTTTGGTCAACACCATTAACAATGGCTGAAAGAGAAAGAGCACAGAAAGGAACTAAAGATGACCTTAATGCTATGGCTCTTCAGTTATTGATTCAAAAGGCAACAGATGAAAATGGAGTAAGGATGTTTACTGCTGGTCATGCTGCTGAATTAAAAAATGAATGTAAAGATGCAGACCTTCAGGCATTGATGCTTGCTGTTATTAGTGAAGAGTTTAAAGACAGTGAGGAAGTTGATGTAAAAAAATAAAAAAGGAGGTCAAAAGAGATAATTTTTTGATGCTCCAGTTAGGTGTGGCTAAAGAATTAGGTTATACATTATATGATTTAAAACGACATATAACAGAATCTGAGTTGATAATTTGGGCTGCTTATTTTGAAATATTAAATGACGATCATGAAAAAACTTTAAAAAGTGCCAAACGTAGGTAATATATAAGTAATTGCAATTTTTTTTGTGGCTGGCGAAGTTGGTATAAAAATTAAAGTATCAGCTAAAGATGCTAATAGAAATTTAGATAAACTTAAAAATTCAAGTAATCGTTTACAAGAAAGTTTTAGCAAATTACAAAACAGATCAAATGCTGCTGCAAATAATATTAGAAAAACAGGCAAAGCGTCTAAGTTAGCAAGTAATGGTGTTAATGCTTTGAATAGGGCTGTAAGAAATTTAGTTTTAGGTTTTGGAGCAATTCAAGCATTTAGATTTGTAGTTTTTAAAGGAGCAGAGTTAGAAACACAAAGAAAAAGTTTAGAAGTTTTAACAGGTTCAATAAGCAAAACAAATAAAATCATAAAACAGTTGCAAGATTTTGGTGCAGTTACTCCATTTAGAAGCACCGATCTTATTGAAACCGCAAAAAGATTAAAAGCGTTTGGTTTTGAAACTGATGAAATAGTCGGAACAGTAAAAAGATTATCAGATGTTGCTGGTGCAACAGGGGCTAATCTAAACGAAATTGCTTTAGTGTTTGGACAAATAAGAGCCAAAGGTAAATTAATGAGAGAAGAGGAATTGCAGTTATTAGAAAGAGGGATTGATATTACGAGTGAACTTAAAAGAATAACAGGTTTACAAGGAGATGCTTTCGAAACAGCAATGCGAAAAGGTGAGATTGGAGCTGATAAAGTTGCGATTGCTTTAGAAAATTTAACGTCTGTTGGTGGTACTTACGCAGATGGTGCTATAGCTCAAAGTACAACTCTTGCAGGTAAATTTAGTACATTAGTAGATAATGTTGAAACATTAGCAAGAACTATAGAGGATTTTTTAGAACCAGTATTAAAAGGGATATTAGACACAGCTAATAAAGCTTTGTCAGCAATTAATAAACTTTTATCAAGTGAGTTTCAAAGAGAATTAAGTTCAAGAAGAGCAGCATTAATTACGCCAGGTGGAACAAAGGGTGATTTTGAAAGTTTGACAGAGTTTATACAAGGTATCTCACCAGCAGGTTTAGATGCAGGTAGTTTAACTGAAATAATGAATCAAATTAGGGGTACTCAAGATCAAGCAGCAGATGTTGCAGCAAACATAAACAAATCAAGACCTTTTGGTATTACTTCGGGAGAAAATCAAGCATTTACTGATTTTACTGCTGCTTCCCAAACTAAAATTAATGAATTACTTGCAGCTAGAGGAAATTTATTAAATAAAAACACTGTTAAAGAAAAAGGAAATCTAACAGTTACTAAAGATAAAAACAACGAATTAAATAAATCTTTGAATACTACCAATCAATTAAGTACAGCAAATACACAACTGAATGAAAAATTAGAGAAACAAAGGCAAACACAGCAAGAGATAACAAATATTTTGGCAAGTGGTATGACAAATGCTGTTATGGGATTGATTGAAGGAACAAAAACACTTGGTCAAGCGTTAGCAGATATTGCAAAACAACTTGCAAGTATGTTTTTAAATAAAGCTTTCAGTAGTATTTTTGGAAGTATGTTTGGTGGCGGAGGAGGTATGAGTGCAGGTGGATATTATAGCTCTACAACTGGTTTAGGGATTGCTGGACCAAACTTTGGTCTTGCGGATGGTGGTTATGTTAATTCTGCAAGTTTAAAAATGATTGGTGAAGGAGGTGAACCAGAATACGTTATACCAGCCTCTAAGATGGCAGGTGCTATGAGTCGTTTTTCAGCAGGTGCAAGAGGTGGTGCTGTCATCCCAGGAGGTTCTGGTGCGTCTGGTACAGTTGCAGGTTCTTCTGGTAATACAATCGTTGAATACACTGGCCCTGTCCTTA